TGATAATTTTCGCACCAGCTTTAAAATGTAAATCTTCTTCTCTGCTAGTATACTCTACTTGCTTGTTAGTGTCTTTAAGCACATTTTTATAACGGCCAAAAAACATTATCGTATAAAACTGAGAGAATAGAGATATGTTTTCAACGAACAATGAGAATAAAATTAAAGAATAAATAAATTGTTTTTTATTGTTATCATGAAATTTATGAAGATGCTTTTTAAGATAGTTAACTCGTCCTTTTATGATGTCTAATTTTAGAATTTCATCAAATGAATCGTTTAATCCTAGCACTTCTAACAATCTTTCATAGGCATCACCATGAACAACTTCATTTGCTGCAAAAATGAATCCCATATCGCTCATTGACGGATGTGGTAAATTTTCACCTAATCTGCCCCAAAAACGTTTTACAGATATCTCTAATTGCCCTATAGTTGAAAGGGCGCGAATTATAATTTGTTTTTCTTCTTCAGTTAATTTTACTTTAAAATCTTGAACATCGCTTTGAAAAGTAAATTCTCTGACTGTCCAATGAGAGTCTTGGACGCTTTGAATAAAATCCTGAGTAAAAGGATATAAATCTGGCTTACGTGAAATTTGCTCTTCAAAAATCATATTTTGTAAATCTATTTTACAACATAAACAGTTGCAAGGCAAGGAAATTTTTCAAAAAGCTAATTTATATGAATAAAAAAAAATTAAGTGTATAACATATTAAGCTTCTTTAAACCATTTGTTACTTTTTAGTTTCTCTTTTAATTTTCGTTTTCTAACGTCATTATGTTCATGACCATTTCTTCGTTTAGAATAATTTTCATAGTGCTTTTCTTGAATTGGGTCGTAGCCCAATTTATCACTTCTTTTAATGCTCATCTCTTTTGAGCGGTCAATAATATCTCCAAGAGTTCCTTTGGTATTAGTTTTTCTAGCAAAATCAGATGCAGAAAATGGATCTAATTTTGAGTCTATCGAAGCTGTTGGGACTGTATACTCTCTATTCCATGCTGCTCCATCTTCATCAACAAAAGTATGTTCTTCGTGAACAGATTGAACTATTTCACGAATCTCTCCAGTTTTAGGATTTGAATAAATAAATATAGGCACTTATACAACCTCACTTAATAATTCATCAACCATTTTTTCAGATGTAAACTTTTCTTGTAACTTTAGACCTTCTAAATTTTTAGTATTATTTTTTCTGCTTGCTTCTACTCTTTCAATAGCCTTATAACATCCATCAATAAAGCTTTTGCTGTCATAATCATAACAATTTCCTTGGTTAAAAGGTTGATTTGGATGAAAGAACATATTGTCATAAATTGGAATCTTTGCTGAAGGAGCAATCATAACAGAATTTAAATCATCACAATATTCTTTGTGACCAGCACAATTTAAAACAACAGCTTCTTTTCCTATGCACAGCGATTGGAATAGTGGTAAATCCCACCCTTCAGTTGCCATACTTAAACATATATCATTGGAATTAAGAACATCATTATATAATTCATTTTGAGGCTGAAAATTTAAAAATTGAATATTTCCAATTCTATTCGGGCCTACAATTTGTTGATACATTTGCTTTTGTTGTTCTGGCTGCAAGAACAAATTCCAAATAGCACAATTTAAAAAATATTTTGGATTATTGCCAAATTCTTTAATCCAATCTTGGATTACTTTAGCACTTCTTTTGCGAGTTAACTCTGCTTTTCCATAAAATCCAAAACTAATTCGACCATCATTAAAGTATTTTTTATTTAAATCTTTGAAATTATACTTATCAAAACCAAGTGTAACTTTTTTAACATTATCACATCCAAAATCTTTGAAAGTATTAACAGAATAATCATTGCTAAAGATTACTTTTGTATTATTTTTTACAATATTTAATTCTTCTTGTGTTGGGCTATCGCATTCGTAAAATGAAAATAATGTTTGCTTGTCGCTAAAAGACTCTAAACTTCCATTAAGATGCCAAAGCTTTAAAATTGGTGTTGACCTTTTATGTTCTTTTACTGCACGATTAATACAAGATTGAATCCATTGTGCAAACTCTTGGGTCATTCCAGACTGTGAAGCTAAGTCAACATTGCCAATTGGAAATAAGCATGGGTTTAATTTTTTATTGAAGATTTCTCTAAGAATAAGAGTTGAAACCTGTCCAAATGATACTGGATTGATTGGTAAATGTAATGCAAATTTTTCGCTCATATTTATTATATAGATATATTACAAAAGCAAAACCCAGAAATAAAATTAATTATCTCTGGGGTGGTAACAAACAACTAACTGTTAAAAGACGTCATCGGATTCAGTTCCAGCTTTGGCCGCAACCTTGGTTGCCTTGGGCTTGGTAGCTACAGTTTCAGCAACCTCTGACTTGGGGGCGATCAATTCATGATATGTTTCATCTGAAAAGCTGAGGCGATATTTAGGTTGTTTATCGGGATCTTCATCAAAGAACTTGTTTGCAAATCCAAGAATATTATATTTCTTTCCATGGAGTTCTACTTGCAGACTAAGATATTTCTTACCGTCTTTTTTGCTTTCTTTGATCCATAATGCCCCTGCATTTTTCAATTTAATGTCTACTGGGGGGTAATTTACTTTATTATTTGTTTCGTTCATATGTTTTATTGTATAACTATACTATGCTGATTTATTTCGTTTGTCAACTATTTTTTTGTCACAGTTATAATTTTCTCATGTAAACCATTATACGAAAACAGTTGTTAGGTATAATAAAAAGACTTTAACCTCTTTCATGAGTCCCTTGGAAGGACATTCTTGCCTCAAAAGCTGTTTTCGTACCATGAAAAAGGTTTTATGATAAAAATAGCAATAGAAAATCCAACGGACACAGATTTAAGGAAATTGAATATGATAATATATTTAATTACTAATAAAATTAATGGAAAGCAATACTTTGGAAAAGCAGAGGAGTCATTTATAAAACGATATAGCGGTTGTAAATGGTGGAAAAAACCATCAAATGATTATATATCTAATTCTGTTATAAAATATGGATTAGAAAATTTCTCAGTATCTATCGTAGAATATGGAATAAAAACTAAGAAGGAATTATCAGACAAGGAAATTTATTATATAAAAGAATTGAACACTCTATATCCAAATGGATATAATTATTGTCATGGCGGCGATAGACCAATATTAAATAAAGAAGCCAACGAATTGAGGCGAAAAAAACTTTGTAAAAGTTATAGGTTTTTCAATCATGTTAAAAATGAATATATTAATATTGATGATTTACATAAATTTTGTAAAGAGAACGATTTAAATTATAATTGCATGAATCAAATATCAAGAAATATATCATTTCGTCATAAAAATTATACATTAACAGAAGAAAGTGTCGAAAAATTTGTTATACTTTCGCCGGAGAATATAAAATTTGTAATTTTCAAGGGAGATATAAAACTTTTTTGTAAAAAGAATTATCTTAATTACGATATATTTTATTCCATGTTAAATGGTAAATTTAAACAATATAAAGGATGGCAATTAGAAACAACAAAAATTAGAGAAAGAAAAGTAATGTCTCCAGATGGGGAAATCTTCATAATTAAAGATAGAGGTTTAAGAAAATTCTGTCGTGAACATGGCAATATTACTCGTTGGGGAATGAATGATATTTTACTTGGTTGGAAAAAATCATATAAAGGTTGGATGTTAGCATAAAATATTGTTGACAAAAGAAATTTGTACAGTATGATCAATTTCAAATAAAGAGCGGGGCGGGCTATCATACAGTAGTTTGAAAGGGTATATATACCAATATATTCTGATAACAGTTTTAGCCGGAAATGTATTCCGAGAAGGAATATGTCGCTACTCTATAAACACCACATCAATAAAACTATAATATAGAAATATATTATTCTCACCCGGAGTTTTGTAGCAATACAAGGTGATTAGTCGTCCAGAATCGGTCTGGATAGGTTTAGGAACAGTCCTATTAAATGACTATATAACTACTCGTTATAATGCAGGAATACCCTTCTTCCTTCCTTTTAGGATTAATTTAGGGACTCAAGGATTAAAACATAGTATCTTCATCTCCTATAAGTTAGTAATTTAAATAATATACTAATTTTATAGGGGTGAAATGCGTACGTAGATTTCTAAGGATATTACATTATAATATTCATTTGAGCGAAGCTCATCCGAGCAAAGCGAAGGATTTCTTCATAGATTCGTACGTAACCGTACGACTCTGCTTCGCAAATCACTATATGTTGTAAATTCTTGGGGCATGATTTAAAAGAATTTAAATTTTAGGTTATTAATGTATTTATATAAAAATAGACTAACCTATTGCTAGATTAGTCTTTATCTCTCCAAAATGTGAGAACATATGGAGTATTAAAATATAAAGAAATATATTTTATTGTTTAAAACCTAAAGAAGAACAGTCTTGATTTATTAGTTCTAATTCTTGAGGCGTGAAATATACAGACTTTGGATTTCCATCATAAAAATACCTTACAGAATATTCAATTTCATTTTTGCTAATAAATATCCCGCAAACAACTCCATTAATATTTAAATCTTTAATCTTGACCCTTTGGCCAATATCAAAAATAAATTCATAATTATTTTTTACTTGATTTTTTATAGGTTTCATATTATGCTCTTATATTAACATTTGTTATAGATGAAAACAAGAAAAATTAATATTAAATTTAATAATGCAAAAGAGCTTATTAAGCTTTATGTTAATTCTGACGTTAAAATTAATTGGGGCGCGGAAATTAAGATAGCTAATAAATTATTGTCTCAATTTCCAGAGATAGAGTTCTGGCGCGAATTTGCATTGGGGATGGTTAGGTTTGATTCTTTGTGTGTTTTTTTAAATGAAATTCACAATAAAAGATTACAAGACGAATATAAGTTTTACCTCGTGGCTAGATCTACAAATAAGAAAGAAGAGATTATTTTAGATTCTGCCCCGGTAATAGAAATTAAATTTATAAAGCAAAAGCCAAGAAATATATTAGAATTCGTAGATAATTAAATATGAATAGTATAATAAACAAAATATATACCTTCTTTTCTCCTCAACGAGAAATAGATAAATTATCTAAAGATAAATACGGTAAAGCTAATCTAAGCGACTATAACAAAAATATTAGATTTATAGAGGAGAAAGATATTCCAGTTGGAAGCCAGAATATTATAAGTGGGCAGGTTCTTTGGAATCAAAACGCCTATGCTAGTTCAGGCTACCTCACTAAAGAAGAATGTGAGAGAATAACTAAAGAATATAACGAAAAACAAGAGAAAATTTAGTATTATATAACAAAGAAAAATTTATGGCAAAAAATAAATTAACTAAAGACGAAGAAATTGAAGAAGAAAAAGATAAAAGCTCAGATAGTTTAGCTTCAATTTTAAAAGAACATAAATCTGAACATTATAATTTTCAAGAAAGAGTTGATTGGAAGATTTCCACCGGAAGCTTGCTATTAGACATGGCAATGGGGTCAGGGCTATCTCCTTGTCTATTAAGACTTTGCGGAAATAATAATGAAGGAAAAACTCCTCAAACATTAGAAATTTTAAGAAATTTTTTAAATACAGTCGAAAACTCAAAAGCATTTTGGGTTATAGCAGAAGGACGAGGGCTTTCAGAAGAAAATAAAGCTCGTTGTGAATTAAAGTTTGTATATACAGCAGAAGAATGGAAGGTTGGAACTGTTTTTGTTTTAGAAAGTAATGTATTTGAATTATTTATTAAATGTGTTAAAGATTTGGTTATTAATAATCCAGAAGGCATAAAATATGCTTTCGTTGTTGACTCTATTGATGGCTTGCAATTAAGAGATGATAAAGCTAAAGACATTACTGAGAACAATAGGGTAGCTGGAACGCCGATGCTATCGAAAAAAATGATGCAATCTCTTAGTCTTGGAATGTTCAAGTATGGACATTTAATGATTTTAATTTCTCAAGTTACTTCTGAGATTAAATTAGACCCTTATGCTAAGACTGCCAATAGAGGAGGAACATTCTCAGGTGGCAATAGCTTGCTGCATAGTGCAGATTGGATTCTGGAATATCAATCGTCCTTCAATGGCGATTACATATTAAACAATCCAAGTGGAAAGCTAAATGATGGAAAGTCTAAGCCCATTGGTAAATGGTGCAAAATTATAATTCAAAAATCTGCAATTGAAGTAAGCAGAAAGCAAGTTATTCAATATCCTATTAAATTTGGTAAAAAGCCATCTGGAATATGGGTTGAGTATGAGTTAGTAGACTTATTGCTATCTTTTGATATGATTAAAAAAGCTGGAGCATGGCTAACATTTGCTGATAGTCTAATGGTCGAGGCTAAAGAACAAAACGTAGAATTACAAAAGCAACATCAAGGATTAGATAATTTAAGGTCTTATCTTGAAAGCAATGAAAATATTAAAGATTATATTTATAAAAAAATGAAGTCTGTTTTAATTGATTGATGAAAGTAAGAAAGTATAAGTCTGACAAAATTATATCTATTGATATTAAAAAATATCGCATAGATTGGAATTCTGCCCCCTCAAAAGGGCAGCAGATTTTACAAAATTTCCTGTATCCATTTTGGAAGTCATCATTAGTTTTACAAGAGTTAAGAGTCCCAGGAACTTTATGGAGATTTGATTTGGTTAATTGTAACTCTAAAATTATATTTGAATACTCTCCAATATCTCACCATGGAAACTATAATCCATTTTTCCATAAAACTAAAGCTGGATATTTAAAATCTCTAAAATCTGACTTGCTTAAACTTGAATGGGCAGAGCAAAATGGTTTTAAAGTGATTGAAATTCAAGAGTCAGACTTACCATTCTTATCGCTAGATTACATCTATGATACTTTTGGAGTGAATTTAGTTTGACTTTTTAAAAAAGGTACGCAATAGTATAAACATGTCAAATAATCTTACTTTGTTCAGTATCAGTCTTGAGAGAGCTTTCTTAGGAGGCTTGATAAAAAAACCTAATGTCTATTATCAATTAGACGGGTTTATCACTGAAAATGATTTTAAAGAGCCTTTACATGGTAAAATTTTCTCAATTATAAAGCAAATATTGCTTAGTCAAGGAACTATTGACCCAATTATAATTGCTCAAAAAATTAAAGAAATTGGTCTTGATAAAATTCATGATATTCCTATTTTTCAATATATTGATGACATTACATTTACTCAAATAACTGAGAAAGGATTGATTGAAGCTGCAAAAGAACTAACAAAACTAAGAGTTAGACGAGAGTTAACTGAGAATGCTGAAGATGTTAAAAAATTTATTCTTGAGAGCGGCAATAAAAGTTTAAATGATATTGTCTGTGGGGTCGATAAATTATATCATGGAAGAATTCAAGAGTATTCTGGAGATAACGAACCAGTAGATTTATTTGCTGAAATAGAAAATTATCTATTAGAAATTGCTAAAAATCCTTTTGATGAATGCGGATTAAAAACTCCATTTCCTTTGTTTAATAAATATTTTGGAGGCTTGAGAAGCGGAGATGGACTGTACAATGTAATATCAAGGTCTGGAGAAGGTAAATCAACTTGGCTATTTAATATGGCCAAAGGAGTATCTAAATTAAACAATGTTCCAACTCTGTATCTTGATACTGAAATGTCTTTAGATTTAAACATGATTAGAGCTTCAGCAGCAGAGTCAGGTATTAATTCTTGGTATCTAGAAACTGGAAATTGGATTAAAAATCCAGAAATGGCTAAAAAAGTTCAAGCATCTTTTCCAAAATTAAAAGAATTATCTGGAAAATTTTATCATAAATATGTTCCTAACAAAGACATTTGGGAGGTTATTTCTATTATTAGAAAATGGTATTTTAAACATTGTGGTCGAGGACAAAAAGCCCTTGTAGTTTATGATTATCTTAAAATTACTTCAGATGTAGATAAGAATCGTTCAGAATGGCAACAATTGGGGGATAAAATTAGTTATTTAAATGAGATTGGACATGATTTAGATATCCCTATACTAACTGCAGGTCAACAAAATAGAACTGGAGAGTTTCAGGGTCAAAGAAACGATGACTCTACAACTGCTGGAGCATCAGATAGAATAAATCAATATGTGTGTTTTAATGCTGTCTTTAGAAGAAAAACATTAGAAGAAATTGCTGAACAAGGGAATGAATTTGGCTCACATTTAATGAAACCTTTTAAATTTAGCAGAACAGAAGGTAAAGATAATTTTAATACTAATAACTTAGTAAGAGTAAAAGATGAAAAAGGTAAAACTTGCTATAAACAAAACTTTATTAATTACTCTATTAATGATTATAAATTAAGTGAAAATGGAACTTATCAAGATATTATTAATAGACAACTTTTAAATAGAAATCTTCAAGATGGAGAAAATGAGAGTAATATAGACTTATGAAATTTGAAATTAGACCACCAGAAACTCATATAAAAAAATGGGGCAGTGAAGAATGGCTAGTAAACAATGATAAATATTGTGGAAAACTACTTAAATTTAATAAAGGCTCAAAATTTTCATATCACTTTCATATTAAAAAAGATGAGACATGGTTTGTATTATTTGGATCTTTTATCTTTAAATATAAAGACTTATCTAATGGAAAAGAGAATGAAATAACTATTTATTCTGGAGCATGCATAGATATTCCAATTGGATTTCCTCATCAATTAGAAGCTATTGAAGACTCAATAATAGTAGAAATTTCAACTACTCATTATGAAGAAGATTCTTATAGAATTGCACCCGGAGACTCTCAATTATAATGATTAAACTATTAGACATAGGAAAAGAAATTTCTTTCCAAGACGATATTCATCAATATAAAAATAAAGATGGTAAAATTCTTACTTCTACAACTACTTTTATTTCGTTATTTAAAGAGAAGTTTGATGAAAGTGGAATCATAGCAACAATGTGCGCTAAGAGAGAAGGGATAGCCAAAGAAGAGATTCAGTCTCGTTGGAAAGCTGAAAATAAAAGAAGCTGCGATTACGGACACAACTTACATTCTCAAGTTGAGCATTTTTTAAAGACAGGAGAAATAAAAGATACATTAGAAAAAGATATAGTTAAAAATTTTAGCAATATAGAGTTTAAAGGAAAAATCTTCCCAGAAGTGCGTCTAAAAAGCGATGTTCATCTTTTGGCTGGAACTTGCGACATAGCAACGCAAATTAAAAATAAAATTTATATACATGATTTAAAATCTAATAAGCGTTTTGATTTAGTTTCTAAATATAATAAAAAATTACTATATCCATTAAATCATCTTAGCGATTGTCACATTAACACTTATTCTTTACAAATATTAATATATGGAATGATGGTTAAAGAACATGGATTTGATTTTGAACCTGGCCAGATATTATGGATAGACCCAGCAACAAGAAAAATTCAAAAATTCGATGTATTGGACTTGAGAAAAGAAGTTGATGATATGTTAAATCATTATTCTTTTTAAATTGACTTTTTATTAGAATGGGGTATAATTATTTCTATCTGATGCTCGAAATAAATCAAATACATGTTGGAAATAATTTAAATCTATTGAACTTAGTAGATTCTAATTCTATAGATATGCATATATGCTCTCCTCCCTATGCCAAGATGAAGGTATATAAAAATTTTGACGGGATTGAGCCTGATAAATATATTGATTGGTTTATGTCCCGAATTTTCGAGATAGAAAGAACTTTATCTAAGAAAGGGGTTTGGGTATTAAATATTAATGATTGTATTGTGGATGGATTTCGTCACCCATACGTCTATAATTTAATTTCAGAGATTTATAAGCAAACTAATCTTAAGTTGGTTGAGCGTCTAGTCTGGAACAAAGGAAAAAGTCTTTGTCATCCAAAACGTTTTCGTGACCCCATGGAATATCTTTTCATATTTGCGAAATCTAAAGATTATTACATGGATATTGATTCTATGAGATTACCATATGCTGCGTCATCGCTTTCACGTATGAAAAAGCCTATTAAGAAAAGATTTGCTAGAACAGAAGAGAATCAAGAAAAGTGCGAGTATAAAAATTGGGCAGCTAATCCATTGGGCGGACTTCCATCCACTATCTTTACCTGTGGTTCTGAATCAAAACGTCAGTCTCAAATTCACACCGCAGTATATCCTGAAAAATTAGTAGAATATTTCATCAAAGGATTTAGTAAACCGGGACAGTTAATTTGTGATATTTTCTCTGGAAGCGGAACTACTGCGGCTTGCGCTAAAAGATTGGGGCGTGATTATTTAGGATTTGAACTATCGGAGGAATATGTAAATGAATCAAGAATTCGAATTACCAATACTATCTAATCTCTCTCGCGGCGAAATTGCTCAACTGAAGGTTCAGTTGGCGGCGGCGCACAAACAGCTTACCGTATCAATCCCGACCACAGAAGTTAGATTCGATGCCATAATCGAAGAAAATTCTAAATTATTCCGCGCCCAAATTAAATATTGTGACAGAAAAACTAAGAAGAATGGGGTTCTGGAACTCCAACTCTATAATAGGAAGCAAAATAAAAAATGCTATTCTAAAGACGATATCGATCAATTATTGGTATACGTCCCGCAAGTTGACAGAATTTTATCTTTTGGCCCGGATATATTCCATAATAAAAAAACAATTACAATAAACATTAAAGATTCAAATAATAAATGGTTTTGGGAAAATTATAAGTGGTAAAATAAAAAAATATGAATGAAAGATTTAAATTCAGATATTGGGATACTGTAGATGGTAATTGGGATCATAAATTCAATTATTTTCAACTTGAACCACGAAAGGAGTCAAATGTTATTGGATGCACTATTTTACCTCTGGATAGATCTGATAGATATGTCATTCAGCAATTTACTGGCCTTTTAGATAAAAATGGGAGAGAAATTTATGAAGGAGATATCGTAAGTTATTCAGTTGGAAGTATTATGGACAAAGATGATTCCGGTCATATAGAAAAATCTACCATCATTTATCACAATGGATATTTTGGGTTATCAAATTATAAATATGACGATTGTCAAATTATGCCGCTCGGATTTAATTTTGGTATATTAGGAAAACTAACTAAAAATTATGAATGTAAAATTATTGGAAATATCTTTGAAAATCCAGAATTGCTAAAGAATGAAACAGGTAATTAAGTATTTTGGAAGCAAATCTTCGATGTTAAAACAAATCAATTCATTTATGCCACCAATTGAGTCTTACGATATTTATGTCGAACCTTTTGGCGGCGGGGCTTCTGTTTTATTAAGTCAAGACCGTCCGGGAAAAGTAGAGGTCTATAATGAT